GGATATCCGAACATACTTGTACTGTTTTTGATTAAAACTAGTGTATAATTAAACCTATGTCGTCAGATATGATCAAAGATAAAAATATTTGGGTTCCAGAGCGCTCCTATGGGGTGTGCGTATACTTTACAGCTGAAGGTGAAGCGTTGTCGGATGGCGATGGTGTCCTTTCAGCAGAGGGTATTATGTATGATTTAAGCATTGAGAAAAGAGTTCTTGATGCTGGTAAGTACTGGTCTGGCGATGACGATGGGCATGTTAGATGGATTGCTGGAGGTAGAAAAATTTCTGCCGCAGAAAGAGATGATCAAACAGAGAGGTTAGCTAACGGATTTGTAGCTGACCCGTTTGAAGATATGTTTGATGAACACTTTGACAATAGGAGACAGAATGGATAAGAAGATGGAGCTCGTGCAGGATGATTATGTTGAAACTGAAATAGATGATGTTTCATACATGGGGTTTACATCAAAAACCGAAGATACCGATCCTTTTTCTTTTGTAAAAATTTCATCTCTTTCTCCAAAAATGAAACGCAAAGCAATGCGTCTGCAAAAGAAGCATGAAGGAGAAGATGGTACTAAGTCAAAATATGTTGACCCAGAAGTTGTAAGTGGATATTCACTTTACGATATTGTAAACCCTCCATATGATCTAGATACGCTTGCTGGTCTGTATGACCAGAGTGCGATTCATTACGCAGCAATCAATGCTCGTGTTATGAACACGGTTGGTCTTGGATATGAATTTGTAGAGACACTTAAGGCTAAAAGAAAAATTGAAAAAGCTCACGGAAGTGAGGAAAAGATTACAAGACTAAGACAGCAGTATCAGGATCTTAAAGAAAACCTTGATGAAACATTTGAGAATTTAAACATTGAAGAAACTTTGATTGAAACCTTGGTTCGTGTATGGCAGGATGTCTTAACTGTTGGCAATGGCTATCTTGAAATTGGTCGTAATAACTCTGGTCAGATTGGTTACATTGGTCATGTTCCAGCAACACTTGTTCGTGTTCGCAGGAAGCGTGATGGTTATGTTCAGATTGCAAAAACAAATAAAATTCAAGCAGTATTTTTTAGGCAGTTTCAAGATAAAGAAACTCCCGATCCAATTAATAATGATCCAAAGCCAAACGAGCTGATTCATTTCAAAATCTACTCACCAAATAATACATACTATGGAATTCCATCAGCAGTTTCTGCTGCTGCAGCAATTGTTGGTGATAAGTTTGCAAAAGAATATAATATTGATTATTTTGAAAATAAAGCAATCCCCCGTTATGCAATTCTTATTAAAGGTGCAAAACTTAGCAATAAGTCAAAGCAGGAGTTGATTAATTATTTTAGAAACGAAGTTAAGGGTCGCAATCACGGTACGCTAGTTATTCCAATTCCTGCAAGTCTTGGAACAGACACTGATATTAAATTTGAAAAACTTGAAGCTGGAATTCAAGATTCTTCTTTTGATAAATATCGTAAATCAAATCGTGATGAAATTCTTGTTGCAAATAGGGTTCCTGCACCAAAAGTTGGTGTTTATGACAATGCCAACCTGGCTGTATCAAGAGATGCTGACAAGAGTTTTAAGATGCAGGTGATTGGTCCAGATCAATCAATTATTGAAAAGAAACTAAACAGACTTATTGCCGAGTTTACTGACCTGATGGCAATTCGGCTGAAGAAGATTGATCTTGTTGATGAAGATATTCAATCAAGAATTAATGATAGATATCTACGCACAGAGGTCATCACCCCTAACGAGGTTAGAGGTCAAATTGGTTTGCCAGAAAGATATGACGGAGATAGCGTTTTGCCTTTCCCAACAAATGTTAAAAAAGAACAAAATGCTGCTGGTAATCCTGGTCCTGGCGCACCTCCAGGAAATGATAATAATTCTGCTGCCAATCCCCCCAAGTCACCAACTGGTGATGGAGCAACAAGTGATCCAGTAGCAGATGGAGCTCAAGCAGAGCGTGGTCAAAATCAAGATTCTGGAGTGAACAACGATTCAACCAGTAAATTTATTCAAGGAGAATACGATGAGTGAAAGTAGTTTGGTATATTCAAATAAGAATTTAGTGACAGCTGATGGTGTTGTAAATATTGGACAACACACAAGTGAGCTGTATGTTTATAATAAAGGTGCTAGTGATGTTGACATTAAGCTTAATGGACAATACACAATCCTTCTTCCAGCAGAGTCTACGGAATACATAGAAATTGATGGCGATTATACAACCATTGAGGTAGTCACCGCCTCTTCTGCTGTAGCAGTTTTTGCACTAGGCTGATTTGCAATATTGTTAAAAACAATATATGCTGGTAGGCTACGAGGGCTAAATGTCGGATTTTAATATTTCATTCCCAATTGATATGATTAAGCGGGAACAAAGAATTGTGGTAGGTATTGCCACTGCAGACAATATTGATAAAGCTGGTGATATTGTTGACTTTGAGGCATCCAAGGAAGCTTTTGCAAACTGGGGTGGGAATATTAGAGAGATGCATGCCCCTATTGCCGTAGGCAAAGCTGTCAGTTATGAACCAGTTGTTATTACTGGCGCTGACGGAACATCATACAATGCTGTTAAAGTAGAAGCTTACATCTCAAAAGGTGCCGAGGATACTTGGCAAAAAGTTCTTGATGGAACACTTCGTTCTTTTTCAATTGGTGGTAAAGTAATTGAGAAATCTGCATCGGCAGATAAATTTTTTCGTGGTAAACCAGTAAATATTATTAAGAAGTATGTTCTTGGCGAGCTTAGCCTTGTAGATAACCCAGCAAATGCTTTAGCTATTATTGATATTATTAAAATGAATGATGAGGGTTTGCTTAAGTATGCTCTTGATTGTGACCTTGATTGCCAATTAGCAAAAGCAAAACAACCTCTTAAAGATCCAAAGGGTGGTCTTACTGCCGCTGGAAGAAGACATTTTAAAGAAACTGAAGGTGCTAACCTGAAGCCAGGTGTTCGTGGTGCTGCTAATACCCCAGAAAAAATGCGCCGCAAGGGTTCATTCCTAACTAGATTTTTTACCAATCCATCTGGACCAATGAAGAAGCCAAATGGTGAGCCAACACGGCTTGCGCTCTCAGCAGCAGCGTGGGGTGAGCCAGTGCCGCAAGACATGGCTGATGCAGCAAAGCTTGCTGCAAAAGGTCGCAGAATGCTTGAGCGTTATGCGAACTCAAAGAAAAAAGGTTTCTTAGAAAATGATTTTGACGAAGAATTGTTGGATGTCGTTTTGGAATTAATAAAAGATCAGGGTTGTGATTGTGGTTGCAATTCTTGTGAAGATGTTGAGAAAGATGCATCTGTAACAACAGAAAATGCAGAGTCTAAGTATCCAGCAAGAAATGGTATCATATCACCAACTGTTCCTCCTTTTCCATCTGGCTCTCCGAAGTTTAAGCCAAAAAAGAAAGTTAAGAAAGAAGACCTTTCCTGTGGGGAAGGTTATCACCAAGAAGGTGAAAAGAAGGGTAAGGATGGAAGCATGGTTCCAAACTGTGTTCCAAATAACCCTACTGAAAAGACAACAAAAAGCGAAATGTTCTCACAAGACGATGAACTTTTTGGTACAATTAAGGAGATGATTGAGAAAATGGATTCTATTATTCAGCAAGACTCTGAATTGCAATTAAATAATACTTATGATAAGATCTCTGACATGAATGAACAAGAAATTAGTAAACTTAGTCTATTGAAAAAGTTTATTGGATGGCTTGTTCCAGATGTCGCAGAAGAAACAACTTCAACTTCCGTTGAAGTAAGTGGAGACACACAGGAGGAAGAAATGGACATTAATGTTCTTAAAGATGCTCTGAGTGCTGTTGTTGATGAAAAACTGGCTAGTTTTGCTACTTCAATCAAGGAAGAAGTTGAAGCCTCTGTTCAGGAAAAAATTGAAGCAGTTGCTAAGGGTTTTGAAGTTCAGAGTACTGAACTTCAACAAAAGCTGGAAACAGCAGAGTTGGCTCTCGCTGAGCAAACAGAAAAGGTTGAGGCATTTGCTTCAGCTGGAGCTGTTAAAAAGAGCGTAGATCCAGAAGATGATGAAGAAGTAGCAGAAGAGGCAATTGCCAAGTCTGCACCTACTTCATTCTGGAAGAATACATATTTGCCACAGGAGTTAATTAGCTCCCTAGGTTATAGGTCATAAGGTAAGGAGGAATAACTACTATGGCAACACAAGAAGAAATTTTGGCAAAAGCCAACGAAGTCACCACATCGGTGGTTTCAAACAGCAGCCCAGTCAGTGGTGGTGGTGGACTTCTCTACCCAGAGCAAGCTAACCGCTTCCTTGACTTCGTTGTTGATCAGTCAGTATTGATGAAGAACGCACGAGTAATTCGTATGCGTACTCCACAGATGGACATTGACAAGGTGTCTGTCGGCACTCGTTTGCTTGCAAAGGCAACCGAAGCAACAGATGATGGCACAAACGCAGCTGTCACATTCAGCAAGGTATCGCTTTCAACTGTAAAGCTTCGTCTTGACTGGAATATTTCAACAGAATCGTTGGAAGACAACATTGAGGGCGCTTCACTGGAAGACCATATCGCACAGATTATGGCTCGTCAGACAGCAAACGACCTTGATGACTTGTTTATCAACGGCAACACATCGTCAAACAACGGTCTTCTTAAGGCTTTGGATGGCTTCAATAAGCTTGCAAGAACAAGCGGAGATGTTGTAGACTTCGGAGGAAATAACATTTCCCGTTCGGTCTTTGACAAAGTTCTTCGCACCTTGCCAAGCAAGTACTTGCAGCGCCGCAATGAATTGCGATTCTTCACAGGTCCAGGACTTGTTCAGGATTCAATTTATAGCTTGGGTAATCCAAACTCGGCAACTGAGGCAACAGCAGGCGCACCTGCTCCAATGTCAACAGCTGGTGAAATGGCGTTCTTGCAAGGTTCAATGAGAGCAAATGGTGGTCCAGGTGCAACTGGTCTTTCACCATTCGGTATTCCTCTTGTTGAAGTACCTTTGATGCCAGAAACCGCAACTGGTGATTACTCAGCAGCTGCAGGCAGTCATGGTTTTGTGGAACTTACATTCCCTAACAACCGTGTAATTGGTATCCACCGTGACATCACAGTGTATCGCCAGTTCAAGCCAAAGACTGACACAATTGAGTACACACAGTACATGAGAGTTGCAAACAACATTGAAAATGCTGATTCATATGTAATCGGTAAGAATGTTAAGTTGCGTTCACTCTAATTTAAACAATTAAAGTAGGTATTGGGCGGGGTTCACAAGAACCCCGCCTTTTATCATATTTAAATTGATTTAAATTAACATAAGTGGTAAGATTGATCATATGACTAACAACGAAACAAGCGTAACATCCGAAAAAATTAATAAACCTAAAAAAGCTGTAGCAAAGAAAGTTGCGGTTAAAAAAGAAATCATTGAAGAAAACATTTCTGAAGAAGGAAAGGTTTTAATTGTATTTGAAAGCGGATCTGGGTATTCAACTGCATCTGGATTCCGTTTTTCACAAAGAAATAAAATGGGCTTGCTTCCAGTAGAAGAAGCCAACTTGCTTCTTACATTAGATAATTTTAGATTGCCTAGTGATGAAGAAAAGGAATTGTATTATACTAATCAGGAGGATTAAATAATGGCAGGCAATCTTACAAACTATCTTGAAAATAAGTTGATTGACCACTTTCTTGGTACAACCACTTATACAAAACCAGCGGCTGTTTATGTAGGATTGTTTACCGTTACACCTGGTGAAGCTGGTGGTGGAACAGAAGTTACTGGTGGTTCATACGCTCGTCAAGTAGCGACATTTACTGGTGCTGCAAGTGGTGCAACATCAAACGACACCAATATTGATTTCACAGGAATGCCAGCCGCTACCACTGTAGCAATTGGTGTTTTTGATGCTTCAACTAGCGGCAACATGTTGCTGTACGGTTCACTCACAACAAATAAAACAACGGATGCTGGGGATACTCTAAGAATTGCAACAGGCGATCTTGATATCAGTATTGACTAAGGAGGGCAGGTGCTAAGAAGAGAATTTAGTGGTGCTGTCCTTAGAACAACTATTACAGCAAATATTTCAAACTCAGCTTCATCTATTTCTGTCCTAGATGGTTCAACATACCCTAGTGGAAATAATCCATTTGTTGTTGTTATTGACCGTGGTTATGCCGCTGAGGAAAAAATCTTGATTTCTTCAAGGTCATCAAACACTCTTGCTGTTGAGCAGAGAGGTTATGATGGTACTACAGCAGTAGCCCATACTTCTGGCGCTTATGTTGACCATGTTCTTGATGCCGCTGTTATTCAAGATATGAATACAACAACATATGACAATGAAGTATTAATGTGGATGGGGGTATAATATGGCTAATTTAACGCCAAAAAGTTTTTATATTGGCAGTGGTTCTACTACTGATGCCTATACAACAGCTAATGTTGCTGGTAATTATTCAATTATCAAAAACATCAATCTTTGCAATGCAACTGCATCTAATGCTGTATGCAGCATTCATATTCTTGTTGGAGCAGCAACGGCGGCGGCGAATAATAAAATTATAAGTAATGTGAATGTTTTGGCAAACAATGTTGTGTACTACAATACATCCATAGTCGTACCTGCTAATAGTAAAATCTATGTTGATCAAGTAACAGCTAACGCTGTGACATTTACAATTAGCGGTGTAGAATATGCCTAACCTGCAAAACCAATCTTTAAGCGAATCAGGTCAAATTGTAACAACTGGTGATACTGGTGTAGTAACCAGTGCAATGATTGTTGACGGTACCATTGCGAATGCGGATGTTTCAACCTCTGCAGCGATTGATCTTTCTAAATTAGCGTCTGGTACTTCTGCGCAAATTGTTCTAGCTAATTCTAGCGGTGTACCAACCTATACAACGGTATCTGGCGATATTACATTGGCAAGCAATGGAGCCGTGTCTCTTGCTTCAAATATTACAATTTCTAATAACCTAACG